AAATCTAGACAATTAGGTATTTCTACTTTAACCGCAGGTTATTCTTTATGGATGATGACATTCCATCAAGATAAAAATATACTTTGTATAGCAACAAAACAAGATACAGCAAAAAATATGGTTACAAAGGTAAAATTTATGTATGAAAATTTACCTTCTTGGCTTAAAGTAGACGCAATGGAAAATAACAAATTAACATTGCGACTTAATAATGGATCCCAAATCAAAGCAACATCAGCAAGTAGTGATGCTGGTAGATCAGAAGCAGTATCTCTTTTATTAATTGATGAAGCTGCTTTTATTGATAATATTGGAGAAATTTGGGCATCAGCCCAACAAACTTTAGCAACTGGAGGGGGATGTATAGCATTATCTACACCTTATGGTACAGGAAATTGGTTTCATCAAACTTGGGTTAGGGCAGAAGCTCAAGAAAATGAATTTTTACCTATTAAATTACCTTGGTATGTACACCCTGAACGAAACCAAGAGTGGAGAGATAGACAAGATGAATTATTAGGTGACCCTAGAATAGCAGCTCAAGAATGTGATTGTGATTTTAGTACTTCAGGTGACATAGTATTTTATTCTGAATGGATTGATTTTATTAAAGAAACAACTATAAAAGATCCATTAGAAAGAAGGGGAGTAGATCAAAATTTATGGATTTGGGAAAATGCTGATTATTCAAGAGAATATATGATTACAGCTGATGTAGCTAGAGGTGATGGTAAAGACTTTTCAGCATGTCATGTAATGGATATTCAAACAAATACTCAAGTAGCAGAATATAAGGGACAAATGCCTCCTAAAGAATTTGGTTATTTTTTAACAGGTTTAGCTACAGAATTTAATAATGCCATGTTAGTAGTTGAAAATGCTAATATAGGATGGGCTACATTAGATGCAATTAGAGAAAGAGAATATAGAAATTTATACCAATCTCCTAAATCAGATCAACTTACAGCGGAATCATATTTAAGAGTATATGAAGGAAATTCAGAAATGGTTCCTGGTTTTACTATGTCTATGAGAACAAGACCTCTTTGTATTAATAAGTTTAGAGAATTTATTGGTGATAGATCTGTAACTATTCAATCAAAACGTTTACTAGAAGAAATGAAAGTATTTATTTGGAAAAATGGAAGACCCGAAGCTCAAACAGGATACAACGATGACTTGGTTATGTCATTTGGGATTGGTATGTTTCTACGTGATACTTCTTTAAAATTTCAACAACAAAGTTTAGATGGAGCTCGTGCTGCGTTAGGTAACATTCAAAAATCAAAATCTTCCCATAGTGGGGGGTATAGTGCTAATAGTGTCCAAAATCCCTATGCAATGAAAATAGGAAATAAAGATGAGGATATAAGTTGGTTATTATAATATATTTATAAATAAAACAAAATGGCAGATAAAGGCTTATTTTCAAGATTAAAAAGATTATTTTCAACAGATGTATTAATACGTAATGTTGGGGGTGATCAACTTAAGGTTATGGATGTTAATAATATCCAAATGACAGGTGATTTAGAAACTAATTCTCTAATAGATAGGTTTAATAGAGTTTATACTAATTCTCCAAATTCATTATATGGTCAACAACAAAATTTTAACTATCAAACTTTAAGACCCTATTTATATTCAGAATATGATGCTATGGATACAGATGCTATTGTTGCTTCTGCTTTAGATATAGTTGCTGATGAATCTACTCTTAAAAATGATATGGGTGAAGTAATGCATATTAAAAGTTCAGATGAAAACATACAACAAATTTTATATAATTTATTTTATGATGTTTTAAACATAGAATTCAACCTTTGGCCTTGGATAAGAAATATGTGTAAATATGGTGATTTCTTTTTAAAATTAGAAATTGCAGAAAAGTTTGGAGTATATAATGTTATACCTTATACAGCATATCACATTGAAAGAATCGAAGGTGGGTTAGGAACAGATAAAGATGGTAATGCTTTAAACCCTAATGAGGTTAAATATAGATTTGACCCTGATGGTATATCAGGAGCAGATTCAGGTTATTTTAATGTTCCTAATTCAGGAAACCAAGCAAATGCTATTATATTTGATAATTATGAAATGGCACATTTTCGTTTACTAACAGATATGAATTTTTTACCTTATGGTAGAAGTTACATTGAACCTGCTCGTAAGTTATTTAAACAATATGTTTTAATGGAAGATGCTATGTTAATTCATAGAATTGTTCGTGCCCCAGAAAAAAGAATTTATTATATGAATGTAGGAGCAATACCTCCTAATGAAGTAGATGCGTTTATGGAAAAAACAATTACTAAACTTAAACGTACTCCTTATATGGACGAAAAAACAGGTGAATATAATTTAAAGTATAATATGCAAAATATGCTTGAAGATTTTTATATTCCAATTAGAGGAAATGATTCAACTACAAAAATAGATAATTTAGCTGGTTTACAATGGGATGGCATTTCTGATGTTGAATATTTAAGAGATAAACTATTTGCAGCACTTAAAGTACCTAAAGCTTTTATGGGTTATGATGAAAATACTGATGGTAAAGCTACATTAGCGGCTCAAGATATTAGATTTGCTCGAACTGTAGAACGTATACAAAGAATATTTACTTCGGAATTGTATAAAATCGCTTTAATTCATTTATACACTCAGGGGTATAGAGATGGTGATTTAACAAACTTTGAAATTTCTTTATCAACTCCATCTATTATATATGAGCAAGAAAAAGTAGCTTTAATGACTGAAAAAATGACATTAGCCCAATCAATGTTAGATAGCAAATTAATCCCATCAGATTGGATTTATGAAAATATCTTCCACTTTAGTCAAGATCAATATGAAGAATATAGAGATTTAATTAACCAAGATACTAAACGTGGGTTTAGATTATCACAAATAGAAGCTGAAGGAAATGATCCTTTATCATCTGGAAAATCTTATGGTACACCTCATGATTTAGCGGCACTTTATGGTAAAGGGAGAATGTATTCTGATCCCTCTAATTTACCTGATGGGTATGATGAACAAACTACTGATAAAGAACCATTAGGTCGTCCTGTTGAAAACCCAACAAATAGAGATAAACAAGAAGGTAATTTTGGTAAAGATAGATTAGGTAGAAAAGGAATGAAAAAAGATTATAATGATACTGCATCCCCTTTATCAGAATTAGAATCAAATAAAATATTATCTAAGTATGAGGATATGTTAAAAGATATTCCAATTAATAAAAATGTATTGCTTTCTGAAGATAAAATTGATAAAAAAATTAAAGGAAACGTAATTAATGGTAATAATAACAAATCTTAACGTATTTATAATAAAATAAGTATTGATGTATATAAAACATTCAAAATTTAAAAATACTGGTATTCTGTTTGAATTACTAGTAAGAAAAATTACTGCGGACACATTAGCTGGAGATGAATCCCCATCTGTAAATATTTTAAAAAAATATTTTGTAAATACAGAGTTAGGGAAAGAATATAAGCTATATGAAACCCTGTTTAAATCTAAAAATTTAACAGAAAGAAAAGCTAATACTATATTAAGTACTATATTAGAAGCCTCTAAAAAACTTAACAGAAAATCTCTTAAAAGAGAAAAATATAATCTTGTAAAAGAATTAAGAGAACATTATAATGTTGAAGATTTATTTAAAACTGATATTTCTAGTTATAAACTATTAGCTGCCTTATATACATTATTTGAGGTATACAATACAAAAGATATTACTAATCCCAATCAAATTATTAATAATAAATTAGTTTTACTAGAACAACTAACATCTAAAGACATAGATAAAAATAATGTTAAAGATAATCTTTTAGAGGAATTTAAATCTCAAGATAAAGATGTAAGACTTCTTACATATAGAGTAATATTAGAAAAATTTAACGATAAATATTCCAACTTATCAGATACCCAAAAATCAATACTAAGAGAGTTTATTGAACACATTGATAGTACAAGTAAATTAAAAGATTTTTATAATTTAAAAATTCAAGGAATTAAAAAAAGCTTACTTGATGAAATAAAATCTATAAAAGATGATGCTACTAAAATTAAATTAATAGAAGTAAATAAGTTTATTGTTGAAATAGGTAAAAATAAAAAAGTTAATAATGAAAATTTAGTTGACTTATTACAATATTGTAATCTTTTAGAAGAAATAAAATCATCACATGGGCCAGTACAAGTATAAAGTAAAAGACATTCCCGCAGGGTTAAAAGAAGCACCTGAAGATAATTTACCTAAAGTTGATAAAAAGGGTAAATTTAAGGTAGGAGATTCTAAATCTGAAGATGGTGTTAAATCTACAATTACTGATATAGATAGTGAAACTGGAAGAATTAGTTGGGATATAGATTATTTACCTAATTTT